AAAGTTGCAAAAGACATAAGTATTCTCCTTAATGTGTACGTATTTGGCCTGTACTTTGTAAGTATAACAGGATTCTATTTAATTGTCAAGAGTCTGATAGTTCTATCATTCTCTTAAGTTCCTCTTTCATTCTTCTGAATGATTGAGATACATCTGTTTCTCCCTTAACAGCTACATAAGGAAGTGATCTATTAAATTGGCTAACAAATTCCTTTGCGTCATCCTCATCTGAATAAGAAGCACGAAAGTATAATTGTTCTTGCAATTCAATCATCCTATGTACCTTTGACATGAATTCAACATTACCTTCTGGTGTTGTTAAACCACCATCAAGTATTAGATCTTGTAGATCTTCATTAGTTTCTACTAGTTCAGCCGCTTGAGCTCTAACTACATCGTTGTCAAAGAATCGCATAGAGATAACAGTGTACACTTATATTTATCCTTATCTATAGCGAGAAATGGTTCGTACTTTACTACCTTCTTTCTTATCTCAGGCCACACTACAGGTTCGGCAATATTCTTATCAAAATATGGTATGAAGTTTACTAATTTGTTTAGAATAACAAAAGATTCTAAACTTATATTCCCAGACAGATGTTGTTTCAATACAATTGGATGACTGCCATTTTTAATCTTAAATAAAGAATCAAAATCAGTACCCAACTCTAATAAATTTTCCATCTCATTCTTAAAGATGAAAGAGAGACTTTCAATCTTACTCTTCCATTCAGCATATACTTTTGATTTATATACAGATATATTACCTATCCATGCTCCATCATCATGAATGAAATGACTTACAAAAAAATTAATTAATTCTTCTCGTTCAAATTTTCTGCCCAGTTTTTTAAAAAAGTACTTATCCTTTCTTTTCTCGAAGGATTGTTTACTAGCACGTGTTTTTCCACTGAAAATAAAAAAGTTATAATTTTCTTTTGTAAAGTGTAGTTTAAGTGCGAGATACGTTTGGTAAACTTCATAGCCCTCCATCTAGACTGGTAACTTTGCCCTAGATGAACGTTTCATAAAGGATAACCTTTGAGCATCATACTTTAATTTTTCTTTTAATGTCTTAGACAATAACTTTGGAACAGATTCAAATTCAATTTCATTCTCTTCACAATAAGAAATTATAGCTTCAATATAATTGAGACTACCATTACTTTGTTTGACAATGTTCTCTATCTCCATAGAAAACTTAGAAGATGTCATGAACTTGTCGTTCAATACTTGGTTTAAAGCATCTTTGCTTTTATTCATTAGCAGATTTCCACTCTCGTATATACTGAGTAAGCTTTCTAATGTATTCAGCTTTGTTGTATTTTTCATAGACGATACATTCTCCATTTTCACATGACATAATGATTACTAATTTCTTTACTATTATACCAGTTAACTCATACAACATGCAAGCATATGCAACAGTTTGTACAAAATAACCTTGGATCCACTTCTCAGGTTTAGGTTCCTTTGAAGTCTTGAAATCTATTACAGCAAGTTCTCCATTGTATTCTGCAATACAATCAACTGTACCTGCGATACCTAACTTAAGACTATATAGGGGTGCTTCTAGAGCATGTATCCTATTTATATTTTTTAAATATGGTTTAGAAATAGTAAAGAGTAAGTTAGGTAGTGGATCAACCTCTGGCAGATCTTCATTCTTAAGATAATGTTCTGTAAGAGTATGAGTATCAGTACCACGGCGTGTAGCCTGTCTGGTAATCTTATTAGCTACTTCTGCACCGACCTTTGCTCTCCATGCTTTAATACTTTTAGCACTTTGAAAACTAGTGACAGTAGTAACTGAAACTAACTTATGGCCTGATACATCATAGTATCTTTTACCATCAACCTCTACACGTTTTAACTTCTTTGGTAAGTCAATAGATACATGTTCAAACATTACAGACCAAGAGCAATTTTATTTAAAAGATAACTACGTATCAAACCTGACCGTACAATATCTTCAATACCAAATTCTACCATACCAAACTCATTCATAAGACGTAAGATATTCATAAAGTTATGGATACCATTCCTTTCATTAGTCTTGACTAAATCTGTTTGATTGGCATCACCACAAAATATTATTCTAGTATCTTCGCCAACACGAGTAATAATAGAATCTAACTCATGGAAATTAAGGTTCTGACATTCATCTACTATAACAATAGAACGATCAAGTGTAGTTCCTCTTATAAATGATGTAGACCAGAAAGAAATAGTTTCCTGTGCTTTAAGATTGCCATACAACATCTCGAAAGAATTATCATCTGGCATCTCAAACATATATCTTACCATATTAGTGTATGGTATTTGATATAGATATGATTTATCTTCATGGTCGCCAGGCAAGAATCCAATCTCTCTTGTAGATACAAGTGACCTTACAATATAAACTTTCTCGTATGGAGAATCATTCTTTAGTACTTCATTTAATGCAAGGTATAATGCTACAAATGTCTTACCAGTACCAGCAGCACCATACATAAACAAGTTTTTATTATTATTCCAATATTCAAATACTTTTTCCTGAGATGGTGTTAATGGTTTTATCTCAACCATCATATCAGTATTAATTGGTTTCTTTTTTCTGAGTCTCTTAGCTTTTACATTAGAAAATGTAGTATTCTCAGTAGTCTTTTTAGCTCTTGGCATACTTAAAATCCCCTAATGTTAGAGCCAGGATTTGTATCTCTAATCCTATTGATCTTTGTCTGAAGATCGCCTGGCACTTTATTTCTCCAGTCACCAACCTCACTTATAGATTTAGCATGTCCTGCTTGCCAATCTTTATCCCAATCAGGATTTTCTTTTCTCCAAGTATCATACTCAACCATTGTCATGGAGAGTTCTTTCTTTTCTTTAGTTTCTTTATGTATGACTGGATATGTTGGCATAATTATTAAGATTGTGTAAAGTTATTTAGACTATAACATCTGACACTCAGGTGAAATTCTAATATCAATTGAATTAGTATCAACTGATTTTACTTCACCAAGTATATCACATGCATCTTCATATGTCAAAAAGCGATATGGACTAACAGGTAACCATATATCATCATTGTTCTTTATCTCCAGTTTGTACTGACCACCCAAGTGCCTCTGAGACAGTGGGGAACTGTTCGATAAAGACTTCTCTACATCCTTCTGCGATGAGCATGTGTTCTTTTTGTGTTCCATGTGATGATCTTAAATTAATATAGTGAATCCATGAACGACATGAACCAGTCATGTATATTCTTGTAGGAGTTGCAAGTGGTAATACCATTCTGGCACACTCTTTAGCAACACCATCCGCCAGCATCTGTTCATATAATGCAGTAGCAGAATCAAATAAAGTTTGAGTTTGTAACTCTAATGTTTGTTTTAGAAATGGATCTAAATCATCAGTAGAATTCTGACGATTCTTTGTATCCTGTCTACGATATTCTGGTGTAGGTATCTTACCTAGACTAGTACTAGAAGCATACCTTTGTGAAAATTCTTGATATGTAAATGATCTATGACGTAAGATCTGTGCTGCAATAGCACGTGTAGTTTCTATCTCTAATGTCATAGAAGACTGTTCAAATACTGACCAATGTTGATGGTTAATACAGTACTTTAACAGTCCAGCAAATTTTTCATTGTCCTGATTAGATGGGTTAGATACTCTGGCAACATATGCCATAAGTTTTTCTGCATCAGGAGTAACAGTAACAAGTTCTACGTTCATAATCTATTCACGTTCACGTTTTTTTCTAGACTTTCTTTTAGGTGGTGCAGCAGGTTCATTTTTAGATTTCCATAAAGCAGGTGTTACCCTACCTTCAGTTTGTTTCAACCATTGAAATCCTTTCTTGTACTTATCATAATAAGTATCAAAGAGTTCTGTTGCAGTACCTGACATGGCAATATCATGTTTAATAACTTGGTCTTCTCCCATATAACATACTAAGTATGCATTGTATGGTAGTTTCCTATCCTTTGCCATGTCAGGATTACATGCTTCATGAAGAATATTCATTTACCTCCTCGGTTACCCCACTGAATCTCTGGAAACGCTTCTGAGATACAAGCCTTAGTAATCTTATATCTCTTACCCAATTTCTTATCCTTAACCATACATAAAACTTGTGCTTCATCTTCTTGAAGTGCTTCAAGTAACTGAACAAACATCTGTTCTCTCTTTATTTTATTAAGACCATCGTTACCACCCTTTACGTAGTGATAAAGTTTCTTATACTCATGAAATAACATAGTATGATCAGTGCCAGGCGGCGAATCATTTTTTCTATATGGTACTTCTCCACTGGGAACCATACTGATAACAGATTCATCATAATTCCATATGAGAAGAGCCCTTACAGCAGGTGTCGAATACTTTTTAAGTAATGCGATCTTCTCTTTCTTTGTCTTTGCATTTGATACTTTCTGAAAGATCTCAGAAACTAACATTTTTTCAACTGGTAATTCAGCCATTGTAAAACTCCATTAATACATTAATCGTCTTCAAGTTCATCCTCATCAATAAATTTGACAGATAACAGTTCTTCATTTAAATAATTTCCATTACTATCTAAGAACTCTGGATGAATGTATTCTTCAGTCTGATGATGTGTAACATAATACGCATTAGCAAACCATCCTAACATAAATCCAATAACTGTTGCTCCTA